AATTCTGTCATCAAAGTCTGATTGTTTAATATTTGGATCGCCACCGCTTACTTCATATGGATATGCTGGTGGTGTATAATCACGAAAAAGATTTGCTAAAAGATTAAATTCTATTTTCTGTGCGTAATGTAATCTTTTGTGAATAGCTGACATAATTTTTGTGCCACGCTCTAGCATAGCAACAGTAGAACCAACTGGACCACTATTTTGTTCAGCTAATGGCATGTCAGCAACAGACGCAAATCTTTTGCCGCTTTCAACAATGATACCAAGCAATTGCAGTAAAGTTCTTGATGGTTCTTTAAACGGCAATGGTATAATAGATGCTCTCAGGTCACCCCCTGGAGCATCTATATCTCTAAATTCACCAGGTTGTAATGGATCTGATTCATCTCTAACCCTAATACCCCTAGCTTTAAAACCAGCTGGTAAGTTTGCTAATGTACCAGCGTCTATAAGTTGACGCAAAATAGATGTAGCAGAACGTGATAAGTTACCAATTATATGAGGTAAACCAAAGCCATAGAATCCTAGACCTGGTAAAAATTTATAATGCACAAAGTATTGATTAGGAGTTCTTTGTGGGTCTTGTTCTTGATAATTTCTTCTAATTGCAAGTATATTTGTTGAACCTACATCAATAGTAATAATGTAAGGAATCTTGATACCTGTTGGCTCTCCATTTTGACCCATATCTTCAAAGCCTTCAAGATTTAAAAATGTATGTATTTCGTAAATTTCTAAATCATCATCTTCGTAAGTCATTGTAGCAGACTCACCAGATACTTTTTCTATAGTTTCTTCTAAATCAGAATAAACATGTGTTGGTTTAACAGGAACATCTCTATAAATACCTGCAACTTGAAGTTTACGAACTTCATTTCCTGTCATTTTTAATCTATGTGTTAACCGAACAGCATTCGCAAGATCGACACTACTATAAGGAACAATAATATCCTCACTAGGAACAAAGCGAGCCACAGGCCTTTGTTTTGTTTCATCGTAATAAACCTTTTTAAAAGCTGAACCACTTAAAGGCAGGTAGAACAACAACTGGTCAAGTTCTGGATCGTACTCTTCCATGTTGTAACAGATTTGATAGTTCATATAGTCTTGAACTCTTTGTGCCTGTTGTTCTGATTGAGGATTAGGCTGACCTATAATATTTACACGAACAGGGCCGCCCGCTGGTAATAATTCTTTATAGGCTTGTGCTTGAAACTGTGTAACGCTTTCAGCTAATACAGGATGAGTAACACCAGATGCACCTTCAAAAGGTTCACTTCTTTCGTCTTCTTCTACACCTAGTAGATTTAATCCTTTTTCGTAAATTTTTTCCCAGTCTTCACGAGCATCTATGTCGCTTTCTACTGCACTTAGTAAATCAGATGATATTTGACCTAATACACCTTCTTCAACAAAATCTGCTAAATTAGCATCAAAAGGAATTTCTTGAGACATCATAGCTTGTTGCTCGTCAACAAACTCACCAACCTCTACAGAGCCATCATCCAGTTCTGTAATTTCTCCCGTTGCTAAAGCTTCTGCAAGAGCGGGATTTACCTCAGCGGTGTCAATAGGATTTCCTTCAACAGAAAGCTCCTCTTCTTCTGGACCACCTTGCCCAAATGGATTCTCAGCCATGTTATTTCCTTATGTTAAAAAGCACCTTCAAATTTACCGCCTTTGGTTGCAGCACCCATACCTCTTGCTGTACCGCCACCTGGACCTTCAGGAACCTTTACTTCAACCTCACCTTTTTCTTCTTCTATTTTGGGTGTTTTAAGTTTTTCTATTATTATTTCTTTTGACATTAATAATACTCCTTTATACGAGGACGTTCTTCGTCCAATAACTCATCGCTTGGATGTCTAATAAATCCACCCTCACGAAATCTTAGTATAGCCTGAGACATCGAATCTACCAAGTCATCATTTTCTCCAAATGGAAAAGATGCACATTCTTCCGCCATCTCATCAGCCCAAGTAAAATCTGGTCGCCATACAAGACCAGACTCAAACATCGGGGCACAGGCGTGGACTCTTGAAACTTTATCTTGTCCAGTACGTCGACCACCTGGTGTAAAATTTATAACAGGTATCCCCATATTTCTCAACTCTTGAGTTAAAGGAAGCCCAGAAGCCTTAGCCTCTATCAAAACTATATCTGGTTTGTGCTCAGAAAATGATTCCATAGCTATCTTTTTTAACTTAGGAAACTCCCATCTACCCTTAGAACAATCTAACAAAATGATATTAGGACCCTCATCTTCATTAGGATAAAATACACCCCATGTACTAATTGCACTGTAGTCTGCTGATTCTGATTTTAAAAATGCAGTATCATATGATTGCAATACATACTCACATTCTGGTGGTTCATCATCTTCCCACATTTTCCACCACTCTCTTTTTATGATAGCACCTTCTTCCATGGTCGGTTGCTGTAACCACTGAGCGTTCCATTTAGAAACTGGTAGAGAAGTTTTAACCTTTAACAATTCTTCTTCAGACCAGAAGTTAGGCCATAAAACATTGCCGTCTTCAAATATTGCAGGAAACTCTACAACTTCCCAATGGTCTGCATTCTCTTGTCCTTGTTTTTTTAACACCTCTGCCGTCAAATCTTTTGTAGACCAACGTGTCATAACAATAACAATAGAACCACCTGGCTGTAATCTTTGTCGTGGACCAGAAGTGTACCACTCATAACAATTTTCCATAGCTGCTGGCGACAAAGCATCTTGCTCTGAGTGAGGATCATCAATGATAAGGAGGTCAGCACCACGACCAGTAATCGCTGCGCCAACCCCCGCCGCAAAATATTCACCACCTTCTGTAGTTGCCCAACGCCCAGCAGCCTTAGACTCAGGTGAAACTTTTGTTTCTGGAAAAACAGTTTTGTAATCTGGAGTGTCAACAAGCATTTTACACTTACGACCAAAGCCCGTTGCTAGTTCTGTTGTATGTGTTGCTTGAATAATTTTTAATTTAGGATTGAGTCCTAACATATAGGAAGGAAAATAAATTGATGCAAACTCAGACTTTGTATGTCTAGGTGGCATATTAATTATTAGTCTTTTTAATTTACCACTAGCTATATCTTGTAATTTTTTTGCATAAATTTTGTGATGATTACCTTCAATAAAATCAGGCCACATTTTTTTAACATAAGTAAGAAAGTTATTTTTTGCAGCGTCTTTTTCGTTTAGGAAGTTAAGTCTTTCTTGCAATTGAACAGCGTAACGAATCTGTTCTTCGTCTAAAATGCTGTAATCAATCTCTTTTTGTTCCATTTTACTTCCAAACTTTAGTCTTAGTGCCTCCATCATACAAACAAGCTAACCCTCTTTCAATGAGAAGATCCGCAACATTTCCACGATCGCAAAAAACATCTGCTAAAATCCTGCCATACTTGTCGGTACCATGAGATTTTATTCTTAAAGTCTTTGTTTCCGTAAGCCAAGAGTTTAATAGCTTTTTTGCCTCTAAACCCATCTCTTTTTCTCTAGCTCTTTCTGGAAATTTTTTAGTATTTATGCGTGATTCAGGGGTGTCAATGGCTACTATACGCACAGATCTGTCGTGAATTTGCACATTAAAGCCAAGATCAACTGTTTTAAGCTTTATTGTGTCGCCATCTATTACTCTTTCAAGTGTGGCGTTGTAAATAAAAGGTTCTATGCTCAATTTGTTTAAATACTACTCTATTAGCACAAAAATCACTACTATTACGCTTAAAACTAATACAGGAATAAGCCATTTTGTTGAAAATGGTTCTTTTTCTTGAACATAAGCTTCATTTACGTCAGGAGTCCCTGGATCATCAGCGAGATAGTGACCTAGAGCGTTCCTAGCACGCTTTCTTAGTGTTGATTTTTTGTTATTTTTTCTCTTTTTAGCCTTTACCATTTCTTGCCTCTCTTATTTTACGCATAGCACGTCCACCAAACCAGAATGAAATCACGGTTGAAAACAAAATTTTTGTTTCCTCGTCCCAACTAGCTAAAATAGCTTTAGATACATCATCACCTTCTAACACTGCAACATAAACAGCCAAACCTTTTATGACTGCAAACAGTATAAAAAAGAAATAAGTGACAACTGGACGAACAGATGCTTGTAACGAAGATATAAAAGGAGATTTATTGCTTCTTGCGACCTCAGCAGCATGTTCGTAGATAGAACGAGATTCTTCTACGTCTGCTGCCGCATCAAGTTCTTGTACTTTAAGCTTACTAAGAACCTCAGCGTGCTTTGCCTTAGCCTCTAGAAGCCGAAGCTCGTGCTTGTTCTTCTGTCCTTGCTCGAAAAATCCGAGAATATTCGGTAAAAACGAAGTTCCAAAACCGAGCAAACTGCCGAAAAGTGATAGCACTAGATCTCTCCTTAACCTAATATCAGCATATTAAATAAAAAAATTGTGATTTGGCAAGTTATTTGTTGTATAATTTATTCTTCACTAGCTTTTGTAGAAATTTGTATATCTATTTCTTGTGACTCTGGAATATTTGCTGAAATATTTATTGCAGAGCTACTGCAACCAGCTAATATTAATACCACAAGAACTAAAAATAAATTTTTCATTCTCAACCTCATTAAAAATATGTTCCAAAAACATTTATATCTGGGTAATTTTGCTGCATAGGAGTTGATCTTAAGTTTCTAAGATACTGACTAAAATTTCCTATTTTGTTTATATCTATGGGAGATTCCATATTTGCCTTAGTTTCTTGCACATTTTGCATAGGAGCATTTTGCATTACTGGAGGCGGAGCTTTTTGTGCAAACATATTAGGTCGAGGCATCATATTTTGCATGGGAACCTGTACCATTGGTGGCATTGGCGGTTTTGTTGCGGGATGCATCATGGGTGTTTGTTGTAAAACTCTGCCAGGGTTACCTGGGTTATATGCTTGACCACCACTCATTGCATTGTTTATAGGGCCCTGTTGAAATGGTCTATTCATATTAGGCTGCATAGGCATGTTTGGATTAAAATTCATTGCTATATACTATAATTTTTTTTTGAAAAGTCAATTGGAGTCCCTCTAGGGACCCAAAAAGTTAAAAGTTATTTTTGTTAGGCAGAAACCGAGT